AAAAATTTAGATGACAATAAAAAATTAAACAATGATGAGTATGAAGAATTTTTAGACGAAATAGGAGGCCCAGATAGATTAGAGGCTTATGAATTTGATGGTACAGCTGGCTCTGCAAAAAGAATTTTAAAACAAGACGTAGAGTACGAACAATCTATGTTTAATCAGTACAAAAAAGAAAAATTAAATCCTGAAACTACTACTTCTTCAGATAATGAAATAACACAAGCTTATAATAAAGCAGTTAAAGAAGGAAAACTTGAAAATGTTCGTCTTAAAGATGGACGAAAAATAGAATCAGAAGAAGATTTTAGAAATTACATTGATGAATTAAACGAAGATAATAACTTAGCAACAGGTGGACGTGCAGGGTTTAAATCTGGCAGTTATTTATTTACAGGATTAAAAGATTTAGGTAAAAAATACAAAGGTTCAACATTAGAAGCCATTTTAGAAAATCCAAAAATACTTGGAACAGAAATAGGTTATGAGGGTATAGCTGAAATTTTAAGACTGAGTGGGATGATGCAAGATGGTGGACGTGTTGGTTTAAAAGATGGTTTTCCAAGTAAAGAAGAAAATTTAAGATTGTTAAAAGAAGAATTAAAAGAAATTATAGAAGATATTTCTTTGAACTTGCAAATAAAATTAAATCTCTTGGTAAACCAGATAAAGTTACGTACGCAGACCGAGTTGAGATACACAGATACACAGGTAAGAATGGTGACGAGTATGAGTTAGTAGAAGATTTATCAACTGGTGATATGAAAATTACAAAAGATAAACTTGGTTCGGCTGGTTCTGGTGAAGAAATGTACGAAGGAGTTATGGATAGATCTGTTATGGAATATAAAAAAGGTGATGTAAATGTAGATCCTGATCAAAAAATAGCATCTAAAGCTCCAGACGAGTATGATGAATACAAAATAGAATTTGATGTAGATGGCACAGAAGCAGACGCTGATAATATGAGTGAGTTTATAAGAAAAGAAATTATTGAAGAAGCAAATCAACAAGCTCCAAAAATTAAAAAAGCAGGTGGTGGTGTTGCTTACATGTTAGGAGAGTAATGAGTATATTTAAAATAGGACTCTTAGGTAAATCTCCTCCAGGAAAAATTAAAGACATAATGAACTACCTTACAAGATCTAAGGTAAAAAATACAGATCTTCCAGAAGTTACAACTGCTGATAAAATCCCTATCCCTCCAAAAAAACAAACTGTTGAAGAGATGGAAGCAGTCAACGCATTTATAAGACGTGAACGAGCACAGAAAGCCGGTGGTGGTATGTTAGTGCAACCAAGTGCTGATGGATTGAGACCTGGGTATAAAAAAGATATTAAAAAAAGAAAACTTCCCAAGAACATAAGATTAACAGAATATGGTAACTATAGATTTTCGAGTGAAGCTAGTGGAGAATTTTTTTCAAAAACATTTAAAAAATTAGAAGACGCAGTAAAATATAGAGATAAGTATTTAAAAGATCTTGGAATTGAAGAAGGTCAGTTACGAAAAAAAACAACGGGAAAATACGAAACTGTTAAAGGTCAAAAACATATAAGGTTTAATGGTGTTAATTATCAAGTTGCTATTCAAAGAGGAAATGAGGGTGCTAAATATTTTTCTAATTTAAAGGATGCAATAAAAGAAAGGGACGCATTAGTAAAAAAATACCCACCTAAATCTTTTACTGACTATAATATAAAAGAAAAACCAAAACAGGTTAATGCAGATATACTTGAGTTGTACAAAGATCCAACAATTAAAAATATATTTAAAACAGGAAATCTTACTAATGAAGCAATTGCTAAAGCTGCAAAAATATTAGGTGTTAGTAAAGGAGC